GTGTATTATAACGCAAAAGGGCTCTAGTGTCAACCAAAGCCCTTCCACTTTAGTACACTATTAGATGTCCGCGCACTCTTCCCAAACGTTTTGCACATGTGCAGGGTCCAAGCGTGCAAGCCCTGCGATAAATGCGGCCCCTACGTCACAGCTAACATACACATCGCTTTGCATCCCCTGCTCGCTGTAGCTTACATCGTTTGCTTCAGCTTCAGCAAAGCCCAGCGTTTGCAAGTATGTACGCAGTTCCTGCATAAACTGTTTGTCTGTGTAAATGAGTCCTAATGCGTTAACGTCCCAAGTGTCTGTGTTAAAGTACACGCACAGCTCGCCGAAGTCTCTCTCGTTGTTAATGTACTGCAAGTCCAGCTTCACAATGTCTACTGCTTTAGCAGTGTTGCTCCAGTGGCCGCGTCCGTTTGTGTTAAGTGTAGTAAATGTCTGCATGTTCAACTCCGTTTTGTTTAGTGTAAGTGTATTATAACATGGAAAGCGCACAGCGTCAACTAAAGACCCTGTGCGCTGTAGTGTTATTTGACAAGTTCTTCGTCAATAGCACATGCAAGCGCATTGTAAGCATTTTGTATTGCCTCATGCTCGTCAAGTTCCGCTTCCTCTAGCAGGTCTTGTATGCGTAGCATTGCTACAGCGAGTTCGTGTTGTAGGTCTGTCATAGTTGCTCCTTTTAGTGTATGTGTGTATTATAACATGGAAAGCGCATAGTGTCAAATAATAACACTATGCGCTGTAGGGTTATACTAACAAGATGTTGTCTGTACGCAACACTTTTTTGGCTAGTGCGATAGTATTAGCAATTGACACAGAGCGCTGTTCTGCAGTTTGTGTGTCTAAAGTTGCTACGTCTCCGCTTTTAAAAACAGCGTTTGTAATGTTAACGATAATATTACCGTCTTTGTCTCTTTTAGTACTGTCAAAAGTAGCTAACACACGAACAGTTTGTAGCTTTTTGTTTACTTGAACTTTGACATACGCGATGTTTGCGTTTTTAATAGTGCTTTGCATACGAGCTCCTTTTTAGTGTATGTGTGTATTATAACACTAAAACAAAGACCCGTCAACCCCTAGGGTTATTCAAGGATGGGAGGGGTTGCTACTACGGGACACTACCCCCGCACCCCTCCCGGAGCAAACTTATTCTTCCTCTTCCTCTGCGTTCTCTTCTTCCCACTGTGCCACATCTTCAGAGATACAGAACATCTCGTCAAGCTCTACTGGCAGGGTCTCTTCAATGCCCTTACTGTCCAAGCCACCGTACTCGTAATAGTCATCGCTACCGTTGTCCCAAATACCAGCAAACGCCATGCCAGGCTCGTAGTAGAACGCCCGGACTTCAAAGCCCAACTCTACCAGCTTCTCATAGGCAGCACAAGGTGGAGCCCAGGCACTTTCAAAACTCACTGACAGTCGGTGACCGCCATCGTCTTCCATGGTGTGATCAGTAGCGTCACCGCCACCTACATCCCACTTGGTACCCCAGTTGGCCACACAGAAGCCATACCAGTCGCTGTAACCATACTTGGCCACTAAGTCTTCTTTGACCGACCCATCGGCAGCAGCCTCACTCAACTCTTTAGGCACTGGAATGAATTCATTCAACAGTTCGCCACGCTTGAAGGCGGCTTTGGCACGGGCGATCATTGCTGGGTCTTCGTGAACCAGCTCTAGTGTGTTGTTGCACCAATTAGGCATCGTAGCTCTCCTCACCAATTGAGTCAATGGATTCGTCAATCACTGTAATGCCAGTGATACGCATAGTCTGCTCAGGATCGCTGACACCCGCAAAGGCATCATTGAAACTTTGATGCTCAGCAAGGAAGTTGAGAATGTCTTGCTTGGTAGTGCCCTCCGGCACTTCAATCTCTTGCGAGATCATTGTGTTGACATAAGCCTTCATGTTCACTCTCCTGTGTAGAATTCGTACATCTTAACCTGTGGATCCAATGCTGTCAACTGCACAGCCGCATCACGCAGAGCCTTGTAGCGACGAGCAACCTCTGCGCGGGGCAGTTCGCCATCGCAGGTCAAGTTCTCTGGGCTCAGGTCTGCGTCCAGTGCGTTGGCAATGCGCTGACGACCTTTTGCTGTCTGGATCTCAAACTGCTCGCCTTTGAAAATCGCGTTCCAACGGTTCTTCTGATCAATGTATGCTTGAAGTGCTTTCATCTCTGCTCCTTAGTGTGTGTAAGCCTTAATTATACGGTAAAACCAATGCCCTGTCAACCTCTAGGGTTATTAGCTCGGAACTCCCGTTTGAGCCACCACTTGTACCGGTTGAAGTACTCTGTGGATGTGTATGGAAGAGGCTGACTATAGCTAGACAGCTCTTCCTGATGCTCTAACCACTTGTAGTGGCACCAATGCCGGAAAGTCACGCAAACTCTCTTTCAGAGGCTGTCACTGTCAGCATACTGGCAGGCACCCGCCACAGGCCTGACGATGTTGATACTGTGACGTACTTGATAGCGATCTTTGTGACAACACCAGTGACATTGCGTCCTAGTTTGGTGCTATTGAAGCTGACGTTGGCTCCAATGCGTAGTGCTCGCTTGGCTTGATCTCCCAGGCGTGCCCTAGCAAACTTGACAGCGTCAATGATGCTTGACAGCTGATCATTAGTGAAGTTGCCTGCGAGAATCTCTGCGTTAACAGTTTGAATAGACATCATAGCTCCTTAGTGTGTGTAAGCGTTAATTATAGCAAGGTTTTACCAACTTGTCAACCTATAGCGTTATATAACCCTATAAGCGTAATGGTTACTCCGACAACGTTGACAATGGTCTGCTGTCGGTTAGCCGCACGTAGACTCCAGATCAAAAACAGTGCACCACCTAGGCACCCTGCGGTCAACTGTAGAACATGCTGTTCTTTGAAGAAGCTCATGGTAGTGTACATGACCATGAAGCAGGCAGTACCTGCCCACTGTAGTACTTCATCTAACTTCATACATTAATGCCTTCTGCATCAATATTAAAGCTCAATTCTTGAAACTTCTTGCTCAAACGATAGACATCACGTTTGGCTTCTTTCAAAGCCTCATCAATGAGGTCTTCGGCAGTCCCGTCAGTAAGGACTTCGCGGGCGTCACTGTATAAGCATCCGCCGAGGTAGGCACTGCCCAGTTCGAGCCCTTCGACGAGTACACGTACCCTAAGCATGAACCAGTCGTATTTGCCGCTATCGATGTCCTCACAGAGTTGTTTGATATCAGTGACTGAGTCGTCAAAGCAATCGCGCGGGTGTAAGTCTTCATAGGATTTGTCTACAATAATGTCAAAGCCGTCGCGTTCGAATTCAGCGATTGTGTCGTAATAGCGTTGCATGTCAGTCCTTATCGTGTTGCGGGTTTAACAATGATGTCGCAGGGGTAGCCATCGTGCTCAATCAAGCCCTTGCGTACATACCACAGCTCACAGTCTGCGTCATAGAATACAGTGTCAATGACACGACCGTTGCGTATAACATCCCATGCTTTCATAGTTGCTCCTTAGTGTGTACATGTATTATAACACGATTCTGCTTCGGTGTCAACCCCTGCGAAGTACCCGGGCGAGTTGCGGGGCCTAGTGGCAGGGATTGGCACTTCAGCAATCTGGGTCGAAGCTTTCCCACTCTTGCGCTTCGTCGGGCTGACCGTCGTAGTCCTCATCTTCTTCGAGCAGGATATCGTTAGCCCGCATCATGTCCGCAACATCGTCCTCGCTCATGTAAGCCAGGGCCATCTCTGCCACAGCTTCTGCGCTGATCAGGCCCTCGTCCATCATTTCCAACAGTTTGGTAGTGTACTCGCGTGTCATATCAGCTCCTTTGTTGTCTATGTATGTATTATATGGTAAAACCAAAGCCCTGTCAACCTCTAAGGTTATTACATGCTCCAGTAGGCTTCTGAGCTGGGCGAGCAATAACGTGGAGTGTCGTAGCGTTCCTGATACTCCCGGCCGCCCATCAAGTTAGTGCGGGTCACATAGGTCTCGTGGATCTCGTAGCGCCAACCTTTGGCGGCCGGGTATTTGGCACTGTAGACCTCAGCAATGGCCGCACGGTCTGCGGTACTGTGATCTACCTTGCGATCCAGGCGCTCGCCGCCTTTGACACGACGATCTGCTTTGTAGAGTTCAACTGTATACATACCTGCTCCTTTGTTAGTGTGCCACTATTGTAGCATGGTTTTACCAACGTGTCAACCTTCGAGCCAACAATCCCTGGCTTCTTGTGTGGTTATTGTTTCCCCACCAATGTAGTCCCCGTGGAACCCGCCCTTGTTCTCTAGCACCAAGGCCTGTCCCATATAACTAGACTTGATCTCTACGATCTGTCCGCTTTGTTCAATGTCGGCTTTAAAGCCGACCCAGTCTCCGATGGTAACAGTCTGTCCCTCAACTTTGGCTGTCTTCATATCAATCTCCTCTAGTGTCTGTGTTTAACATGGGCTTTACAGCCCGGCGGATCTCTACTTCCCTACGATGTGCTTCGGCCTTGCCACGCACTACTTCGTGCACTAAGATCTCTATGTCGTCTTTGCTCGCGAGCTTGCGAAGTTCAGCACACAAGAGCCAGTTCTTGTCTTCAGTCTTAGCACGATAGAAGTGCTTGTTGGCACGAACACGCACTGACTTCTGTACAGTGCTTTCAGTCTTAGCAGTCACCCCTATGTAGTTAAGCCCGTTGACGCGAAGCTCATAGATGATGTGATTGCGATCTACACGCTTTTTACGGGGGGTGTTTGTCTGTGTCATGTATGTATTATAACGTGGTTTTACCAACTTGTCAACACTTTTTTTGTTGTATTTTCACAACACCGCCGGCACTGCCAAATGTCCCGAGAGGTTGACGGGTTATCCAAAATGTCGTATAATACACTATACACTGCAAAAAAGGAGCCAAAATGTTACACACTACAGTTAAACAAAAGGACATACTTTACACTTACAGTGAGGGCACTGTGCAAGTTGTTGTATGTAAGCCACGCATGCCGCGCCGTAGTATTACAGTGAAGCCGCGTGGTAGCTTAAAGCACTGCGGTAAAACTAATGTATACGGACAGCGTATATAAGAGACAGGGGCCGAAGCCCCATTCTCAGTTCAGTGACTAGGCAAGTATCCTGTCACTGTCCCCGCCAGCATGTTCCTGCCATCTCTCGATGACGAGCCTTGACCACTAGAAGTACTTGGTCGCTGATTCGGCGTGCTTACGGTCGGACTAGGTCGTTACCTCAACTGCGCTCGAAGATCTCCCAGACTTCTAGCTCCTGATCTTGTCCTGCAGTATATATCGCACATCCTCGGGTTTATAAACAACTTGGTGGGCCCTCTGTGAGTCGAACACAGCACCAATGGATTATGAGTCCACTGCTCTAACCAACATGAGCTAAGGGCCCGTATACACTACCTATAATTACTTAGTGTATGCACATAGTATAACACACATTCCAAGTTTGGTCAACTGTGATCCACTATACACTTACACTGCGGCAGGGCATTTTCACTGTGGTTGACCGTGAATACGTGGTCTAAAAGCCATGAAAAAACGGTGAAAAATCCCTTCAAAAGTGGCAGAATTCTACCAAAAACTGGGCCAAAACTGTGGGAAAACAGTGAATTCTACAGTAAAAATTGTAGAGACCACCGTGGGGATGAGAGGCTATAGTAAAATGGTCTAACCATAAATCATCTTTCTCTCATCTTTCTCTCACCATTCTCTCACCATTCTCTCACACCCGAATCCACCATTCTCCCAGACCCCTACAGCGGGGTATTCGGCGCTTGCATGCAGCGAAGTTTTCACTATTTCTAAAATGGCTACAGCGGGGTATTGTCCGCGCTTCTCTGCGCTGTGCGCTATCGCGCAATAGCCTATAATAGCGTAATGGCTACAGCGGGGTTTTACCTAATGTGCTTATATGTCTATGTGTATGTAATAGCAGTGTAATTTTCCCAGCAGTGATTTTGGATAACTATACACATATATTATGATCCTTAAACTCATTGCTGTTGTTGTAGTCGCTATTAGCTTACTTGGTTGTACTAGCCTGGGCATTAGTCGTCCCACGGTAGAAACTGCAGCTGTGGCAGATGTTGCTACCACTTATATAAGTTTATCATCGGGCGGACGAGAACTCAATCCCTTGGGCTTTTGGGGCACTACAGCGGCCAAACTCTACTATCTATATGGGCTTAGACCTGACTACACTGATCAGCAAAGAGAATATACTGACAGGTATTTCAGCAGTGCGCTCACTGGTGCCGCGGTCAATAATGTTGTACAGATCATTTGGGCACCCACGATATTTGTCAGTGCTCTACTAGGCTTTGCTGTGGCTTGGTCAGCTTATCACTCGGACTTGGATCGTGAGGTTGAACCTGCCAGGTAATTACTAGTATAATATGCAGGTAATGACATTTAATCAGCAGGGCATAGGCGAGGTTATGAGAATAGACAGCTCAGGTAACGTGGGCATTGGCTATGGACTTGGTAGTCCCAGTCCTGGCAGTGTTTATCGTGTCACGGGCAGAATTTGGAGCAGTGAACCTGGAGTTATGAACTCGTGGCGGATAATGACCGCGGACTTGGAGGTCTCAGCTTGGTTGGATCAACATGCTCACAGAGGCTGTCATCCTGTGGGTTGGCCTGAGTGGACTGTTAGTGAGGATCAGTATGTCATGTTTTTACTACGTTGGGGCACAGATTGAACACTAAAATACAGGTATTTTGGACCACCGAAGATCCCGAAGATCCCATCTGTGATTGGAGACCTTGGTTAGATTCCAGAGTTGGCATTGAACGCTGGGACTGGACTTGGTGGTACGCTGGTGTGGTTGCCGGCGACACAGACGAGCGCACAGTCATTGCCCTGGCCTTTGCCGACCACAGCATGGTGTCATCTCGGGCTTTGATGGCGGCTTTTATTCTGGAATGTGAGCCAGAAGTTTACTCAGTTAGGGATCTTGTCAGCTATGAATGATTGGTATGTTTGGCAACGCGAATACAATTTTGAACAGAGTCAGCAGTTCTACCTCATAGACACGGGCAGTGTGGAAGTAGCTGAGTGGATACAGAGTCAGGGTGGGGAGAGACGTGCGGGTACTAGCTACAGCACCCTATGGGCCATACCAGAACCCGTGTACATGATGCTGTGTTTGAGATATCCCCGAGAAAATGAGGTTCAACAGTGGATATCCGATGCTGACTGTTAACCCAACCAGGTCCAATGTTGCCCTTGTACGGGTGTTAGGCCTATGTGGCTACGCTGTATAAAATAACGATCTTCGCCAATGCCCAGCTGATCTACTATGTTGGCAAACACTGAGTCCACCATGATCAAACTCTGGGCACCCTCTAGAACTTGTAGCCAATCCCAAAGACAGGCCGTTTGATTGGTAATTTCAATCTGTTGCCAGTCTGCGGGTATGATCGTGCGATCAAAGTCAGCCCTGTGATCACTGCCCTCTAGGTGTATGACCACATAGTTAGGGTTAGAGACCACCCGATCGTAGAGAGCCTGCTCACGCTCTGGCTGTCGAGTGATACAACTGGCTAGATTCCACTTAGCTAGAAAGGGTACGCCGGCTTGTATGTATTTGTACTGGTCAAAACTGGTGTATTGAAAGTACTTTTCCTCGTGGAACTTATGCCCGGTTAGGGCTTGGTATAGGCAAAGTATTTCATCGCACTTGAAGTTCTTTAGACGTTCCATGGGTACGTCATAAAAGAAGCGACCCTGAGGGTCTGTGGGTATAGGTACCCATTTGACCCAAGGTGCCACGGGCTCCATGCTGGATAAGAACTCCTGGCAAATGGGCCATATGATTTCGTAGCCCCGCTCATGATAGTAACGGGCTATGGGCAGGGCTATGACTAGATCGCCTAGCCCCCTGCTTTGTATAATTCCTAGCTTTTTTGTCATAGTTCAACTCCAAAATGTTGTTTTATTTCTCTCGCAGTAACCACAAAATCTCTTTCATTATTGCTTCCAGGAATACTACAATCTAAAACAATTTGACAACATTCCTGCACAATCAACTCGGCGAAATTTTCCAGCACATCAGGATCTGTATACCATTTAGATGGTCCGCCACCAGCCTGTTCAGCAAGTTCTTTAATTCGTTCGTTCATTTTATTCTTTGATTTAGGAAAATCCACAGGATTTTCAGTGTTTGTATAGTGTGGCAGAGTTACACCGGCTTCATGGGCCAGTCTAAGTTTCTCTGCTAATGTTACACCTTTGAGTGTCATGTTACTCTATCCGGGTATAGTTGAGTACATTACCCGATCCATACTGTGCTTCGGCAATCATTTTAGCTTCCCAGTCATTGTTGGCATTGACGCGAACATGAGCTGTTTGAAGCTGATTAAGGCGAACCCAAACTTGATAAGTGTACATTTTAGCTCCTGTATGTGTTGCTGTCTATGTGTTAATTATACACTGGTTTTACCATGTTGTCAACCTGTGTTGTATTTAGAACACATTACCCTGGGGGTGATTTGGAAAATAGCTTTCGTTACGTTCCAAGGGTAGATCGCGTCTACGTTCGAATGTATAGGGTACACCCAGACCCTGGGCCAGAGCCAGAGCCAAACTTTGGTTGCCCACAAACTCTTGCCCCCCGGCAATAACTTCGGCTAGGTCTAACAGAGTGGGGGTAGGACAGTAGTCAAGTTTACAGCCCACCCACTGTTGGAAATACTCATGCTCATTGGGTAGGCCTACAAACACACTCTGCTCTGGACCACCGCTTTCTCTCCAAGCATGCCAGCGTGGGTTAACTTCCACAGGGCTGTACCCTCTCTGGGTACGATTAATGATCATGGGCTTTCCGGCGATGGGTCTAGGGTTAGCAACACTAAACCATGTATCCCCACTGATTATATCCTGGGTACCCTGATCCATGATGCCAAATGCTTGGCAGTAGATGTTGACATAGTTGGTAGGGTGATTAACAAAGATAGGCCTAAAACGGTCTAGGTTATGCGTGATAGCATCTGTCTTTGGGTCTAGGATATTAAAGCTGTTAATGTATGTTTGAGCTTCCATGAAGTCTTTGAAGAACTCGTAGTCCTTGTCGTTCATTTTGTTCTCGTGATAAGGATCTGGACGCTCTACTTTGTAGTAGTATTGCCCGATCCAATTGATTTGGTTAAGGTGTAGGTAAAAGTCCCCACCTCCGAATTTTTTAACTAGTGCCAGACTGTATAATAGGTCTCCGGCCGCACCCGAGTGTTTGAATGTTTTCATTATGTATGTATTTAAACAAGCCTTGATGGGCCTAAGTAATTATATGGCTAAATATCCAAATAAGTCAAGGATATTTTAAACATGACCACCGCAATTGGCACCATCATCGAGGCAGTTAATTACAACACCATTCAAGATAAAGTTAGTGGTGTCCTAAACCTAGGTCCTGGAGGATATGGTGTTACTAGTCAATCTGCTGGCGTAAACAACAGTACAATTATCAAGGCCGAACATTTAAAGAATTTACTTGTTGACCTTAATAAGGTTCTGGCTCACGAGTTTAATACCACAGCAACTACCAGTACCGTTCTTACCACTGGTACACTTATTGAAGCTTCTTTGTTTAACTTCCTTGACACATCTGCTACTATTGCTGTGCTCAATACTGGAACTATACACCCAAACCAACGAGCTTCTACACAGGTTAATCAAGTTAGTACTAGAACAGAAGTTTGGAACAGTGGAGCTACAATTAACCATAAAATGTCCTATGCCTGGGAAGACCAGAATCATATGCGCTGGTTCTTTAACCTAGGCGGAGGTATCAAGCCACATTTGGAATATAACAGCAGTGACGGTAGTGCTAACGACCTTGCTTGGATCAATGCGATTACAGCCTGGGAAGCTGGTGTAGCCGCAGGTGGTACATTTTATAGAAGTGATTTACTGAGTCACCTAGCATCAGGCACTCCGAAAGTTTATAGCTACAGCGATGGTGCTGGTAGAAGTATTAGTTTAACCTATAGCATTTTACCCTTAGGATCCGAGCATCAAATTAACGCTGACATGTCTTTGTCTACTACCGACCCCACAGGTATAAATGTTGTTAGTACGTTTACCTTGTACTACAGTAGAGGTGATGCTGTGCCAGCGGGTATTGCGGCTCCTATGCCAGACATACAAGGCACAGAAGACTTTGACGGCGGCTACCCTGCCAGCAGTCCGTTTGCCAATAGAAAATTAACAGTATCTCCAACTAGTTTAACGTTTAATGAAGTTGAAGGATTACAATCTAACAAGCAAACTGTTACATTGTTTAATTCATCTAATACTTTGATCACTGTTACAGGTATTGAGTTTACTGCTAACGGTGTAACTCCAAGTAGTACAGCCAGTGTGCTATTACCAATTTCATTGTCGCCTGCTGAGGATAGCAAGTTTGATGTATCCTACTACGGTGATGTTATTGGATCATTTAACAACAGTATCACTATTATCAGTAACAACGACCGTGGTAACATTTCAATACCTGTTACTAATAATGTAGTTGCCAGAGTGTTTGATTATACACTTACTCCTGCTACAACATCTACAACATTAAACACATTGAACAAGTATAGACAGAAGTTCTATATTAATACACTGTATGGTAGCTATACAACTTATTCTGCCACAGACAATAGCCCGTACTTTACATTAGATAACACAGCCGTTGACGGCCCTGTACTTGAATTTGATCCTACTTATGTTACATCCGGAACATATACAGCCACAGTGGCAGTGACCATTGATGGAACACCTACAAGAACAGTAACACATAGTTCAACTGCCACTGTACGCTTTACTGCTGAATCTTCTAGGAATTTAGGAAGTTGGGTCAGTGCTCTAGGTTATTACGATGCTGTGGTAGGCATGAGCTATGACTTCATTGGTGGTAAGCGATATCTAACAATTGGTATAGGCATGGGCTCCGATGGTGTCAGTGATCTTAACAACGGAGGCATTCCTTTTGTCAACGTAGATAACTTAAATTATCAATCCGATCCTGGATACCTTGATGGGCCATCATTGTATATTCCTATTGCCTACGGCGGGTCAGCTTGGAATGCTTTCTTAACTACCTACGGAGCATGGGTCAATCCTTTATACAGTGGTCCTTATAATACACTTATCCAACGCTCGTTTACAATCACAGTTCCTACAGCTGGTTACTATAATTGGAAATTTGCTGTTGATAACACTGGATACTTTGATATCGACGGCGGATTGGTAGGAGACTTCCAATTTACCACAGCCGGCTATGTTACTCCGCAACAAGGGTTAATATTTTTAACAGCAGGCGATCATAAATTAGATTTCTATGTTAATAACACAGGCGGGCCCGGTGCTATCGCAATCACATTAACTGAGCAGACCACTAATAATATATTATGGTCAACTAAAACTCCAATTAGAGGAAACGTAAATCCTTACCTATATTGGTCAGAAGTATATAGAATTCCTCTAGCATCTGATGGTAGTCCACATACCTATTATTCTTTTAACTACGGTGTTAAAAATATTGGTCCAGTGTTTGGAAATGGATGGAGTGAATACTTTGGCAACGATCTTGCCGCAAGGAGTATGTTCACTGTCACAGATGATGGTTATGGAAACTTATCCATAGCAATGAATCTACTAAGAGAGGGATCCGGTGATACAGGCACAACAATTACACTACAAAACCTAAGTAGAGCATTGTACTATTACACCACAGTAGGTCAACGATATACACAATTGGAACAACCATTTAACGTAAGCAAGACTCATTTGTTTACAGGATTTAAACAAGATGGTACAGTAACCACATCTGTTGTAGACTATCCAGGATACTTTAGTTTTGCCACAGACTGTGCTAACTGCGGAGACTGCGGCGGCGGCTATGACGGCCAAGATAGCGCCGCTGAGTAACTAATTTTTACCAAAAAGGTTGCTTTTTTCCTCTTTTGACCGTACTATAGTAGTTCTTGTTATAACTATTTTACCACTATCTTAAAAGGAGGTCACTAAAATGACTGATTTATCTCTGGATAGGGAACAGATAGAGATTAGTTTTCCGCGATCTTTGATCCTTGGAATAACTGTACTGCTAATGGCCACATTGCTAGCAGGATCTATATCGCTACTTAATTGGGCAGTCGGCAATCGACTAGCAAGCTCCGAGGTAGCAGAAAGTTCTCAAATTACTCTAGCGGTGCGTGAGCGCCAGTTAGCCTGTTTGGCTAAAAATATCTACCATGAAGCTGGTAGCGAACCATTTGAAGGCAAAGTTGCTGTGGCTCAAGTTACACTCAACAGAACCGAAAGCGGCAAGTTTCCAGGAGATGTCTGCCAAACAATCTATCAAAAGAACATAATCTATGAAAAGGTTATTTGCCAGTTCAGCTGGGCTTGTGATAGAGATATCACTGCTATTAAAGTTATTAATAATGCCAACTATCGAGAAAGCATGGAAGTAGCAAAGAAAGTTTTGCTAGAAGATTTTAGACTACCTGCTCTTAAAGAAGCATTGTACTATCATGCGGATTACATCAATCCAAAATGGAATAGAGAAAAAATTACCAAAATTGGCCATCACATTTTTTACAAGTAAAAGGACATTAAAATGAAATTGTCACCTATTAGCTGGATCAAAGATTCTACATCGTTAGTGTATCATTTTGTAACTAACCACCTTGGCCATCTAAGTGCTCATACACTTGGTTGGATTAGTATCATCCTTTGTCATTTTGCGGCTATTCCAACATTGTTGGCAGTACTACTTGGACAAAGTGATAGATTGCCCCCAGTAGATCTTATGATCTTTATCTGGGCCGCATTGATTACTATGTTCTTCAAAAGCCTAATTGAACGCAACTTCTTATATGTTGCTACTATCTGTATGGGCTTCTGTGCTCAAACAGTGATTATGAGCTTGATCTTGTTTAAGTAATAGCTAAATAATTCTATGCGAGCCATAGAATTTATCAGTGAAAAGAAATTAGCCGCGCCTACTGCTAGTCAGTGCGCGGTTAAACGTTTGAGTAATGTACGTTACAGTCAATGTGTATCTTTAGGTATGCGAGCACACGACAGCAGTCACACAGATGGTACAGGACAGCAAGGTGTTAAAGGCAGCGGACAAAAATTAAAAGGTCGCAAAGCCAAGAGTGAGAAATACGGCGGCCCTGTTAAGAACTACGGTGGTGATCACAGTTAATCTCCCCTAACAATAGAATATAATTCATCTATTGTTTCTCTTATTTTTTTGCCCTCAAATCTAGGCGCTTGCTCTAGTAAATTTGCGTATTCAATACATGCAAGATGAAATGATTTAGCAACATTTCCTTTTTTGTTGTTAGAAATAATGGTAGGAGTTCTGTTTGGCATTGAACAAAATTCGTAGGCTAGATGTTCGGCATAGTCTCCAATTAATCGTTTTACTTCGTCTCTATCAACTGTTAGATCATGTTTGAAGTATGTGGTTCCGTATATGGCATGAAATAGTCCTGCCATACATACATCCTGAGATAACCCTAACCCTTTTAAAATTTCATAGGTTCCGTATAGATGTTCAAAGAATGTTGATCTACTATGCGGAATGCCTTCTGTTCTTTCTTTTATATAATCTATACACTGTTGTTCATCTATGTTAAACACAGATGTTTTAAGTGCTAATATTGTTCTAAGTCCTGGGTAAGATCTACTAACAGATCTGGCCACATGGGGAATACTTGAATCAAAACATACAATCCTATTTGGCAAAGGCATTGTACTGTAGACAATTTCTTTTTGATCTTCGCAGAGAAACTGTGTCTCGCCTGCCCAATCTGCTTTCCATTCATCTGTACAATATATTAACACAGTTTCTTGTCTATAGCCAGGTATTTCTGCTCGGCTATCACGATGAACATATCCTTCTGTACCATAGGTATATCCGTTAAAGTAACAACGTATTACTTTTCTTTCACCTATGATTTTTTTTAATCTATTCCATATAGCATTAATATTTGAATTTAGAAACTGTGGACTGTATTGACAATCTATGTTTAGTTTTTCATCTTCTTCTTTGTTTGATCCTGCTACAAAATAATTCCAATGTCCATGATCGTATTTCTTTTGGTTATTAGATGGCCATCCGTAACTCATTTGCCTTTTTGGACTATATAAGTATTTTATATCCGATTCGTCGAGAATCCCGTCAATGATTTCTATTTTTTTAGTATAAGGGATAGTTTTTTTGGTAAATGAGGTCATTGAAATAAAAATATAGGCTGGAAGATATTTATAGGGTAAATATACCATGCTTACAATTACTGACACCGCAATCGAAAAGATACGGGACATACTTGCCGAAGAAAACAATCCTAAAATTAAATTAAGGGTGTTTGTACAAGGCGGCGGTTGTTCTGGATTTAGTTATGGATTTACATTAGACGAAGAAATAAACGAAGACGATTTTGTTGTCAACAGAGATGAATTGGAAATTTTAGTAGACTCTATGAGTGCTCAATATATGCAAGGTGCTACAATAGAATACAAAGAAGAACTTATGGGAAGCCAATTTGTTATCCAAAATCCAAATGCTTCTAGTACCTGCGGTTGCGGATCAAGTTTTTCGGTCTAATATGGTAAAAACACTGCTTGACATTTGGCTATAACTGTTGTACAATAAGTTATATTTCCACTATATTTTAGACACATTATGAACACACACGATCCTTGCGATAGCGTTATCCGTAGTTTGGAAGAACATCCTAGCCGTCTTAACAAAGAAGCCATCTTAGAAGCACAACTCGATAACACTGAATTGTTTGAAGGTATGTGTATGGCATTAGATAATCTTTATACCTTTGGTGTAAAGAAAGTACCAACACATGGAGGTCCAGATGGACAAGGATTGCCCTGGGTGGCATTTAAAGAATTGGCTCATCTGTTGTACACCCGACAACTTACTGGACACGATGCTCGCGATGCTATTGAACTGGCATTAAGCGCCAGCACACAAAGACAGTGGAATGATTGGTATCGTCGTATCCTTATCAAAGATCTGCGATGTGGCATCAGCGAAAAAACTGTTAACAAAATTAAAAAGAATGCTGTGCCTGTGTTTGAGTGTATGTTGGCACATGACGGTGCCAATCACGAAAAGAAAATCATTGGCAAGAAACTTCTTGAGCCTAAGTTAGATGGCGTTCGTGTCATTACAATTATCAACATGGAAAACCGTACTGTAAGTCAGTACAGCCGTAACGGTAAATTACTAGAAAACTTCGGACATATCACTGCCGCATTAGAAGCTAATATTGATGACTTTGAGCGTAGCATGGTTTTAGATGGAGAAATGGTTAGCTCTAGTTTCCAAGCTCTGATGAAACAAGTACATCGCAAGAGCGATGTCCAAAGTGAAGATGCTCGCCTTATGTTGTTTGATATTGTTCCGTTGCGTGAATTCCAAAAGGGTAAAAGTGTAATGGGTCAAAAGCGCCGTAGTAATCTACTGCGTAGCATGAAGCCATTCTTTGACAAGACAGGTGTAATTGATATTATTCCCCAACTCGAAGTTGACTTAGATTCTGGTGTTGGCGAAATGCAATTCAAGCAATACAATAAAGATGCCATTGAAAACGGATTTGAAGGCATTATGATCAAGGAGCTAGAAGCACTCTACGAATGTAAGCGTAGTGTAAGCTGGCTCAAGCAAAAGCCTTTCATTGAAGTTAGTTTGAAAGTTACAGCCCTTGAAGAAGGTACAGGTAAAAACCAAGGTCGCCTGGGCGCCCTTATTTGTGAAGGCGAAGATGATGGTAAGAAAATTCGTGTTAACGTTGGTTCCGGACTCACTGACGAACTTCGCGATGAAATTTGGTCCGATCAAGACGCGGTCCTGGGACAGATCGTTGAAATCCGAGCAGATGCGGCTACTCGGAATCAAGATAGCGAGGATATCTTTTCGCTCCGTTTTCCTAGATTCCTCCGATTCCGCGGTTTTACAGCAGGTGAAAAAATCTAGTATGGATAAACAAGCAATCAAAGATCTAATGTTCGGAGGCATCCACGAATTAATGCAAAACCGTAAATACTATTACCATAGCTCTGTAGGTCAGAGCTATAGTCATTGGACAGATGAAGGCAAAGTGGCACTCCACGAATATATGAATATTATAGGGTGGAAACTCATGGAAGCCGAAGAGGCTAATCTAACCAAACGAGCTAAGGAGCTCGTAATTAATGGTCTAAAAGGAGAGACAGTTTAAGTGGCTAAAGAAGATATGATCAGCCTTGAAGGTAAGGTTGAAGAAGTACTACCCAACGCAATGTTTAGGGTAGCGTTAGAGCAAGGGCATACCGTGCTAGGACACATCTCGGGCAAGATGCGTCAGAATAGAATTACAATCCTGCAAGGGGATAAAGTAAAAGTAGAAATGAGCCCGTACGACCTAACCAAGTGTCGTATTGTTTACCGATCAAAATAATGTCTAGCCAATAGAAAAGCGCCGTTCGGCGCTTTTCTCATTCTAGGTAGTTAGCCCAAGATGCGTGTGGAATATCCCACTTTAGCTTCTTACGCCTTTCAACTAGCTGGAAGTAGTTTGGTTTCCATGGCTTGTTTTTTGGCGTAATCTTCTTGTTGTTGCCCTTGCGAGCATTACAGTCAGCACAGGCTGTGGTACAGTTTTCCCATGTTGTCTTACCACCGTGGCTGGTTGGCAATACGTGATCCAAAGTAGCAGTCTTACGTGTCACTTCTTCATCACAGTATTGACAGGTGTAGCCGTCGCGCAAGAATATATTACTCTTGCTAAAGCGAACTCCGGTCTTTTTCTTTTGATATTCTTTAAGAATAAGCACAGCGGGCACAGGTGTGCTCCAACGTTCGCTACGAACAATCCAGTCTTCGTGCCACTCTAATACATGTGCCTTATCGGACACAATGTATTTGATGGCATCTTGCCAGCCGATTGTGCTCAATGGCAACATCGAAACTGGGCTAGCATCAGCATTTAGTAGTAAGCAGTTCATAATTGTATTTAATGGTTAAATCACCAGTTTATTATAGCACAAAAACTGGTAAAATGTCAATCAAAACTTAGAAATTTCTATGTCTTGATCTATGGGCATATTCCAAAAGCGACGACTCTCAACACCCTTGCGTTGAGCAAACTGTTTTGGATTACAATTTGAACATACGTGTGAATAATTGTTGCTAAGACGCTTGTGGTCCATGTTTCCGATCTCTCTTTCAAACACGATACTGCAACTATCGCAACTAAACACGGCAACTGTTTTGGTCCGTAAGTAGGCATGTTCAATGCCCGACTTGCTGGCCCTAGTGTACCGCGATGTAACATTTTTTGTTTCCAGGAACATAGTGTATTTACATTCGGATTATAAAAAACCAAACTAAATATGGATATGAACGACTACAACAAGATTTCACAGACAAAGTCTATTAGAAAATTAGCAGGAATTTAACCAATGACTATTTTATATATTAACACCGGTACAGGACCAAATGCTGGTAACGGTGATACGCTACGCACAGCATTCAATAAAATTAACTATAACTTCTCGCAGTTAAGTTCTGGCGCATTTTCTACAGGCACAAATACTGGTAGTAGTTATAACCAGGGATTGAACACTTACGATATTCCTCACTTTGCTGGTATTGATATCAATGGAACTGCCACTGTTGATAACTTTGCTACAACAGGTACGGTAGACACTAGAGTATTAACAGTTAGCGATACCGCTACAGTTAATTTATTGTTGGTCACTACTGCTAGCATTTCCAAAGCAACTATTATTAATTTAACTGCTGTTAATTTAACAGTGACAAATACAGCTACACTTGCTCATGCTGTTATTCCTTTGGCAACTGTGGTACGTGCTGATATTACTACAGCATCAGTTACAAATTTATTGGCATCAACTGCTACAATTACCACAGGTACTGTTAACAATTTAACTGTTGATAGCATTACCTACACTCGTACTCCTACTATTCCTAATTTGGTTGTAAGTAACACTGCTACGCTTAATAATGTTCTAGCAACTGGAACAGTATTTGCACAAATATTCACAACTACAGATTTAACAGTAACTGGTAATGCTAGTTTCCATAACATACTACCAGCAACTAATAACTTATATAACCTAGGTAGTATTGCCAAACAATGGAAAAATATTTACACCAAGGATAGCTTATATATCAATGGTGTAGCATTAACAACCACAGGCAGTAACTTATTGGTTAATGGATTACCTGTAACCAGAATAGCTACAACAACACAAACTGGATATGTCAGTGTTGGACATAACTTGACCATTACTGCCGAAGGCACACTAACCAGCATTCAGAGCATTGTTGAATCTAATCCTCCATACGATGCTGTAGTAGGCGATCAATGGTTTGATGCTGTCGGTGGTAAGAATTATGTATTCTATGATGGATACTGGGTAGAATCTAACGTAGCCGGTCTTGGAGAATTAGGTCCAGTAGGTCCTAGTGGACCAGTAGGGGCACGTGGTCGCACTGGTGACCAAGGTGTAAGTGTAATTCTACAAGGTACCAAAGATACTATTGCTGATCTACCAGCTACTGGACAACCCGGAGATGGGTGGATTGTCACTGAAGGTACACCTTTAGAAAGTCAATCATATAACGTAACCAACAGCGGATCTAGTGATTATATATTCAGTGGTGGCGGAGCAGGCTCGGATTTATCTATTACTGCGGTTGCTGGTTCTGTACTAACATTTAATGTCAGCGCCAGCGGGCATCCTTTCTGGATTAAAACATCGCCTACTACTGGAACAGGAAATGCTGTAGCAGGAGTAACTAACAACGGATCGCAATCAGCAACTGTAGTATGGGATACTACTGGTGTTGCTCCTGGTACTTACTATTATATCTGTCAATATCATGCGATGATGATGGGTACCATTACCATTACAGCACGTACACACTTGCCCGGCAGTTTATGGTTCTGGAATCTTGTTGACGAACAATGGAATGATGTTGGTCCTATTGTAGGACCACAAGGCGATGTTGGAGATACAGGACAAGCAGGTCCAACCGGTCCAGGTGGCCCAAGCGGCCCACGCGGATATACAGGCAGTCCTGGCCCAAGTGGTCCTCAAGGAGAAATGGGACCAAGTGGCCCTAGTCCTCTCCCTGCTAACAGTGACGGATTCTTATACAACAACGGCAGTGGTGTATTAACTTGGGCAGATCTAACTAACTTTAATATTGAGTTAAACAAACTTAAAAACAATGGTTATGAATTAGTATTTGGCACAGACGGTACATTAACATTCCCAGATCAAACTGTACAGACTACAGCATTTACAAATGGCACAAGTTGGGATCTAACATCGCAGGGTAATGGTTGTCCAATTGATGTTACATTAACTACAACTACATTTGATGTACAAGTACCAAAAAATCATTTATTCTTTAGAGACGATGGATCTTGGGATATTGGTAGTTATGTTAACGAGACCTATATAACCGGCGACACTTCGGGTGGTAATGGTATAGCATTGGTCACAGACCGTGGCACGGTATTGTTTGGTAATAGTCCTGAACAATGCGTTCCTACTCAAGCAAGTCATTTCCACATAATGCGTGATGACCCTACTACTGTAGATCTATTCTTTGGTGATGACCTCAACTATGTTAAGTTACCCTATGATTCAACGTTAACAAACGTGGGCGTACAGATTGGTACAGATGCAACAAATCTTTGGAGTTTTAGTAAAGATGGCGTACTAACATTGCCTAGCGGTAATACTCGTATTGGAAATATTAACGGTCTTGATGTCATCATAGGCAGCACTGGTACCGCGGTGGGTGTTCTCGGTCAAGGCACAAGCGGATATGTTGCCTTAGAATGGGTAGACAATCCCGAAGATGCAACATCAGTTGCGGCGGTGGTCGTCAATAGTCCAACAGCATCAACTAGTGGTACTGTACAAATAGCAACAGGATTAGTTGCTGATCCAGCACCAGAGAACGTTTGGGAATTTGGCGCAGATGGTACAACAACATTCCCTAACAATACATTGGACGCCGGTACTAGTACCATAGCCATTAAATCAACAATAATTTCTGAATTAGAATATATCAACGATAACTTCCAGAATGTAGCAAATGAAGTATTTGATGCGTTTGTGGGTGTTGATAGTAACGGTCCCTACTTGGTCAATCTTGCAGTCAATAGCAGCGGCACTGATATTAATCTCAGTACCTGGAGTGTTGACAGTAATGGTAATTTGGTAACATCAATCATACATGAACTTTCAACCAGTACTGATGTTGGCGACATTGTTGATATGGATGGCAATAGTATTATCTATACAGTAGCAGGTGAAACTCCTCCAACCCGTGCTCCTAATGGACGCTTGTGGTACAACAGTGTTGAAGGTCGTATGTATATTAGATACACAGATCTATGGGTTGACGCAAGTCCTACAGTTATTCCACCTCCGAGCACATACTTGGGAGGATTGACCGTTGAAGATACTACTATATCTGCTGTCAATAATACAGGCACGGTGAGTATTGCTACTGGAGTAACCAACCAATGGACATTTGACACAGATGGTAATTTGACATTACCCGCAGGTGGATCTATTTATGGACTTGATATTATTGGTGGCGAAGGTACTAATGTACAAGCTGACCATGCCACTGAACAGGTATACATTAGAAGTTACAATACGCAAACTCAAACTCAAAACGAATGGATTTTTGGTACAGATGGTGCGCTAACTGTAGCAAAAGATATTGTTGTTGGCAATAACGATGGACATATCTACATTGACGACGACCTGTCCGGTGCTTCGAGTATTCGTTGGGTAAACATGAACCCATCAAGTGCAATGCTTAGAGTATGGTCGGATGGACGAAACGATCTAAACAATCAACGACTTGAACTAGGTTATGATATAGGAGGCGGTCTCTACATTACTACGACTCAAAATGTTGATGGAATTGGCAACAATCCAGGAGATGATTTCAATTGGACCTTTGGTACAGATGGTACATTAACATTACCAGATGGTTCTAGCGTAGCTGGTGGATTTATCTCTGGTGCTCCAGGACAAGGAGCCGGCATTACCAACGGCGGTACAGGTTACCAACAATTCTTTGCTCAAGACGACGGTGCCTTTGTACAAACCAGTGTGAACAATTCTGGAACAGTATTCAACACCTGGCAGTTTGGATTAGATAGCAAGTTGACATTCCCTAACAACTCTGCATTTGACGGGCAGACTATATCAAATACTAACACTGGTGTTAACTATACCCTAAAGATTGCCAATGGTGGAGGTGCTGGTAGCAAGTTTGGTATAGGCACAGGGAATGCCACATATGGCATTGCCAACGACGCTCTTAACCACACAGAAGATGGTTATGTTCCTTATACTGTAACTGCTCAAAACATTAATTTTCTAGTACCAGGAACTAGCGGGTGGACACTTGATGCAGGTAGTACACTAACATTACCGGGTAGTATTTACGCTCGAGAAGGCAACGACTTAAATCTTGTTGTATATAATCCCACAGTTGAAGGCACACCTGGCGGAGTTACATTTAGCGTACAAAACCGTGATGTTGCAACTAATCATAAGACCACACAGTTTGATGTGGGACCAGCAGACATTGTATTAACTACTGCTTTTTCTGGTGCTAGGAACGAGTGGACATTTGCCGCAGATGGTTCTCTAAAACTGCCTGCATATGGAGTGATCAGAGGATCTGATAGCACTCATCAGGTAAACATTGTTAGCAGTAATTTTAGCCAACTACAATGGACCACTCCCGAAGGCGCCGCCGAAACTGACCCAAATAATACTTCATCGTTAACCAATTGGTTATATGTTGATAGCGATGGCATAACTATTCAAACCAACGCTAATACCACACAAACAAATATTTGGAGTTTCAATAATTCAGGTAACATCACATTACCAAAAGGCAGTGTCATAAGTGAAACCGCTGAAACCCTATCATTACAACCAGCTACAGCCAATCCTGGACAGAGTTTGGTTATTCGACCAACAGCGTCTACCTGGAGTGTAACGGCTAGTGACTACATTACATATGGTAGTCCAATTACAGTAACAGTTAATCAAACCCTAGTTGGTCAGTATTTTGGTACAGTTAACTATGAAATCACTGGC